TATTTTTTGAAAAGTTCTTCTCTACCGAGCGCTTTCACAGCGTCGCCTTGATCCGCAGCCAAAAGCCTATAAAGCTTTTTTGCCTCGCCGCCCTCAAGGTCTGTAAAAGCGTTGCTATTTATTGCTCCTACGGCTCGCCCAACTTTTTGTCGCTCCGCATTAAGCCATCCATAAGTTTGCGGTTCCGATTCCAGCTCCGTTAAAATTCGCCGCAATTCTGGCTTTAACTTTTCTACCCCGCCAAGAGCATCCGCTTCATCGCGTAGATATGCCAAAGTTCGCGGGGCTTGAACCGTGTTGTTTCTAACTATCTTATCATTAACAAACTCATACGCTTGATCCGCCGCATTTTTCATAGCCTGTTCTGATGATGTCAAAGACTGCCGGACGCTTTCAGACACACCCGCCATATTGGGCTGCCCAGCATTCATGGACGCGCCGAAACGTTCTATGGCCTCGTCCGCCTGCCGGATGGCAGTATTAACAGCCTGATCAAAGTCAACGGCAGCTTGCGAGCCCGCGGTGGATCTGGTTAGGCCAATGCCCTGCCTAACCATCGGGTCATCAATGACAACATCGGCAGGGACATCAATGCCAAGCTCTTTGGCTGCCTGCATCGCCTGCGGATTGGGCTGCGCCTCCCGCGCAAGTAGCGACACCGACTCCCGGCTGCCGCGCCCGCCACGGGCGGCACGCCGCGCCAAGTCGCCAACGTCAGCACCGCGAACATCCGGGGCGGCATTGTCGGCACCCTGCGCCAGCCGCTCGCCCATATCGGTCACGCGGCGAAATTCTCGAACGCCTCGCCCGACGCCCTTTGCTGCGCCCGCCACAAGCTGCCCAGCGGCCTCGCCCGCGCCAGCAAGCCCAACGTCCAGCGGGCTAAACTCGCCACCAGTGGCCTCCTGCGTGCCCTGTATGGCCGCTTCCGTAAGCGCCGATGCACCAACGCGCCCGGCAATGCTGCCAGCGCGCCCGGCAGGTGTGAATGCCGCCACGCTGCCAACCAGCCGCGGGGCATCCGATAGCCGCAAGCCCGGCTTGATGGCGTATTCCTGACCATCAATGGACGATTTCAGGATGATGTTTCCGGCTGCGTCCTCCCGAACTTCAACGCCGGGGAATTGCTCTGCGATGATCTGCGCCTGCTCATCTGGTGCGGCGAACAATGAACCGCCCGCAGCCAATGCCGACCGCCACCAGTTTTCTGCGCTAAAATCGTTTAGCTCCGGCATGTCGCCAATGCCCGGCAACGCCTCCGTTGATGCGACGCGGCGATTGCTGCCGGTGATCAGGTCGGCAGCCTGCGATAGCAACCCCTGCTCTGGCGGCTCCCACATACCGGACTGAATGTCCGCCTCAAGCGACCGCGCCACTTCTTCCGGCATTTCCCCGGCGCGGTACGCTTCCCACGCCTCGGCAGGCACACGCAGCGGCCCTGGCGGCGTAATCTCGCCTGCCTCAATGTCGGCTAGGTAGCTTTCCGCCACGTCCGGCGGCATCTCGCCTGCGTTGAACGCTTCATAGGCGCGGCGCTCCATTTGCGCTGGCGTCATGAAGGTTGCCGGGCGTTGGTCATCCTGGCCGATCATCGTTTCATCGCCAGCCGCACCGGTCACGTCAGGCGACGGCGCTTGCCGTTGCACGGCCTGTTTCCGCGCGTTAGCAAGTTCCATATGCCAAGGCTCATTCTTGAGCGGAAACGCCAGCCCATACTTGCCCGCGTTCGACATGACCCATTCTTTGGTCCGGTCGCTGGCATAGTGCAGATCGGCAGCATGGCCGCTGTTATGCTTGGACTTGCCGGGCGGGGCAACCCATTTCCGCGCCTCTTTCGGGCTGCCGTATTTCTTAAGCGCCTCTTTCCATAGCTGCGCTTGCAATTCCGGCGAGCGATAGCCGCTGGTCAATTTTAACTCTTTGCGCACGTGTTCCGGCGCGCCCTTCAACATGCGCTGAAAGGAGCTGCGGAACTCCGCATCCAGGCCGCTAATGGTGTCAGGCCGCGAAGCCGCCGCGCCCGTCACCATGCCGCCAAGAGTAGGGAATTGCGCGTCAAGAGCCATCGCCGCTGCCCCTGTTCCTCATATATCGCTTCCAGGGCCTCTCACCTCGGGCAGTCGGGACTTCCCTTTGGCCGTCCTCTGACGGGGCTTGCGAACCTGCGCTCTGGCCAGTTAGCTGATCTACATCAACCCCCAACTTGCGCGCGCCGATCAGCACCTGCTCTTTAAACTCGTTCAGGGCCTTCATATAGGCTTCAACGCTACCGCGGTTTTCGACAATCGCTTGCATTCGCGACATTGCCGCTGACGCAGCCGCGCCTTCGCGTTCGGTAATCTGGCCGCCGCCCTTGAGCATCTCAAACGCTTGCAAAAACGCCTTGCCTTGCATCTGCTGCATCTGTGCAGCGGCATCCGCGGCTTCACCGCCTGGGCGATTGGGGATTAAGCTGGAAAAGCCTAGATTTTCTGCGACCGCAGGATTGTTGGCCAATTCGTCAATCTGGCGAAGCGTCAACCGCGTTGTTTCGGTTGCTGCGGCAATCTCCCCTGGCGTCCTCATGCTCTGGACGCGGCTGCTGGGGTCAGCGCCGGTTGGCTCTTGGCCCCCGCCGCCGCGCCCGGCAGGCGGACGATACGCGCTCATGTCCGGGTAAATCATTTGCTGCCGCGTCATGTCAAATGTCGGCTCGCTCATGATGGAATACGCCGCGGCATATTCAGGCGACGCTGGATCGCCAGTCAAAAGAATGTTAGCGGCCTGCGCCTTCATGCCGGTTCCCTCGAATGGACCGCCGCCGCTACCTAACTTGCCAAAAATATCCGGCGCAACAATGCTGCCAGTCGCGCGGAAAAAGTTTTTCGCCATCACCGGGTCGCGCTCGATCATCCGGCGGTAGACACGAAGCTCATTTAGCTCTTGCGTGTCGCCCGATTTTTCAGCCGCGGCCATGCGTTCATCAACGCGCTCAAGCGCCATATCGACGTTGCCGCTGTCTAGCATCGTGTAAATCTGCCCGAGAGACCGCGCCGCCGATGCCTGCTTTGCCTTGCTCATGGCTTGCCACGGTTTCAAGATCATATCCGCCATCGACGGGTATTTGCTGATCAGGCCGGCAATATCTTCATCCGTCGCCTCCGGGTTGCTGAACACCTGCGCCATATCTTCCCGCGCGGCATTCTGCATAGCCATCTGCAATTCTTGCATTTGAGCCTGACGGCGCTGCATCTCCATCTGCTGGTCATTGGCTTGCAACTGCTGCGCCTGCCCAATGCCGCCAATCATGGCCTGCAACGGATTGACCACGTTTGTGGAATAGTTGATCGGTCCAAGCGCCATCAGAATACCCCCGCCATCTTGCCAAAGAAGCCAGCACCCTGGCCAAGCGTGCCCAGAATGTTTTGATACATTTGCCCTTGCGCCAATTGCCCTCCCGCCTGCGCCGCGCCGCGCTGCTGGAGCAAATTGCCGACATTAGACGCCATGGCCCGCCCTTGTGCCGCCTGACCTGCCGCCGCCGCCTGCCCCATGCCGCTCACGCCCTGCAACCGGCCATATTGCTGGTCAATCAACTGCGCCAACAAATCAGGCCTAAACTGCGCCAACGCGCCCTGCACATTGCCGCCCCGTAAACCGCCAGTTGCGGATGCGTTTGCCAGGATGGCATTCTCGCCCTGCTGTACCAGCGATTGGAATTGCGGGCTGCCTTCAAGTTGATCGATGATCTGCTGTTGCCGCCGGGGCGGACCAATGCCAAGAAGTGCCAATTGATCGTCTAACGCGCTTTCGCCCGCTTCAACAAACGGCCTAAGCAATTCGACCGTCTCATCAAACTGCCGCCGCTGTTCCGCAATGGCCGCATCGGATGCCTGCGCTTGCGTGCTTGCCGCCTTTTTTGCGGAGCGTCCGCCGATGACGCTAGAGGCAACGCCTCCAAGAATGGAAGCGCCGCCCAAAATTGCTGCGCCAGTTCCGAGCCCCATCAGGCAAGCTCCTTATAGTAGACGCGCTCCGTTGGCGTGTATCCCATGCGCTGGTATAGCCGATTTACCGCTGCAATTCTATTGTTTTCCATCGCGGTGGTCATGCAGCGACTAGCGCCATGCCGCCCAGCCCATACCTCGAATGCGTCCAGCAATTTGCGGCCCGCTTGCGTGCCACGGTAAGGCGCATCAACCCACCAAAAAAGCTCCTGCGCCACCGTATCCGCCGGGTTGAAATACATCGGATAGTGAATGCCGCCCAACATGCCAGCCGCAACGCCGCCATCGAGAGCCACAAAGAACGCGAGCGGGTGCCCCTCAAGCGCCTTTTCAAACAAGCTGGCAAAAGCCTGCTCGTCAAACCCCGTCGCGTGCGGGTTCGCCGCCACAAAATCGCGCGCCATGCTGGCCATAGCGTCATAGTCCTGCGGCTGCGCGCGCCGGGCAATCATTATGCCACCACCCTTCCGCCCGCGCGAATGGTAATGGCCGATGCCGTGCCAGCAAGCGTCGAAATGAAATCGCCCGCCGCCAAGACATGCCCAACAATCTCCGGGCAGGTGTAGGTCTCGCCTGCGGCAATGGATTTGGCGTCGAGGATCAGGTTGCTATCAGCCGCCGATCCGGCGCTTGTGACCAAGTTCACACTCAGCGTTGCCGCCGATCCGGTTGTGTTGGTCGCGGTGAACTTGTCGATAAGCACCTTGGTTCCCGCCGCCGCGGTGTATTGCGTCGTTTGGCTATCTTCCGCCTGTTTCGCTGCAATAAGCACTGCCGGGGTTACTGCCATCGCTAATCTCCAATCAACGCGCCGGTAGCGGGCGCAACGTCTGCCATTGTGATGTCGATCGGCACGGCAATTGCCGGGTCAACAGACAATCCTTGCGATCCTGGCGCAGCGGCAGGCGAAAGCGCCGCGAACATGGCCGCTTCACTTGCGCTGCCCGCCACCGATCCGGCAACCTCCGCGGCGTTGGCGGCGGCGATACCATCAAGCGCCTGCGATGCCAGAGCCGATGTGTTGATGTTGGACGCCCTAAAGACTTCCTCCAGCGCCCGCATCATGGCTTGGTCATTGCCGACAATCCGGGCAATTTGTTGGCGCGTCGGAACTGTAATCATGACAGCGGCTCCAATCGCGCTTCAAGCCGGATCGGCGCTATATGGCAATCGCTGGTACCGCGAAATTTTTGCATCCGCTGCCGTTCCATGAGCCCCTGCCCAAACCAGACAATGCGCTTGTTCCTATCACCAATCTTACCAGCTTTGGCCGGGCGCTCGACGCTCCAAGTCAAGCCGTCCGAACTGTGCTGTGTCCACACTACCGGATCAACCCCAGCCGCCACACCGCCGGTCAGTGACACCAATTCCAGTTGATGAAATAACGCGCCGCGCGCCTCTGCGTAAACAATGGCGGTGCCAAACTCCCAGCCGGTCACTTCGCCCCAATGGCTTGATACGGTTTTTTCCAGCGTGCCATAAGCCGCGCTTTGTGTATCTGCCACGTTCCATTTGTTGTAGCACTGCACCAGATCGCGCGCGCGATGTTGGGCATAGCCAACAATGCTACTGGTAAGCACATACCAAACCGGCGAACCCAACTCCCGCGATGCACCGGCGTCGAAAACCAGCGTTCTATCCGGGCAGCGCACCCATAGCTGATCATGGGCTGCATCGGATCGCGTTTCCAGCGAGATTTGCGCAAGCTCAGCCTCAGTGTAACCCGCCAATATCTGCTCAATCTCGCGCGTTGAAATCCGCGACACGCCAGCATTCAGACCAAGCCATACCGCGGGGCTATCATCGCGCCCGCCACCAACAAACGCAATAGCATCCTCGAAAACCGCGACGGCATCGGTCGCCACCGCGCCCTTGGGCACAACAGCGCCCTCCACCCGCTGAAACGGAAACAGGTCTCCGCCCACGTTATTGAACACTTCAATGGTATAGCGGTTGACCGCGTAGACTTCGCCGCGCAACTTCACCAGCGCAATCACCGGGTCCGGGTCCGCTTCCGATGAACCGTATTTCAGCGGATTAACGGAAAATGGATCGCCCAATTCCGTCACAACCAGCTTCTCGCCATCGGTTGTCATGAAGTAGCCATCAACCCAAACAACATCCTTCACGACACCAAGGTCAGTATCGAAAACACGATTGAGCGCCACGCCGTCATACAGGTAAAGCTCGTCATTTGTGGCGATAGCAAGGTGTGTGAATGAATAAACCATCTTAGCGCTGTCTGTGCCGCCAATTTCGCCAGCCACAACCATTGACGAGCCATCCGCCAATATCTTGACCAAGCGGTTGCCCATCACGCGATACAGAACGCCATTCCAGTTGATGCCGCCGCGCGAAATGCCTGGGCCGTAGCTTTGTTCAACCATGCCCTCCGCAGGCCGCAGATAGCCGCTCGCGATGCCCGACACCTTCGGCACCGGCACGAGGTTGCGCGGATAGCTGGTGCGCATATCCGGCGTCGTGTCTGTGTAAATGCCGTTGATGATCGGGATTTGCATGGCTAGGCAATCATCGCAAAGATGCCGGTCGCATCCGTGCCTGTCGAAAGCACACGTTTTACGCCACAAACAAGATAGAAGTTGTTTGGCACCGCCACCGGGTCAACTTCGTTGCCGTCTGCGTCCAGAAAAGCAACATCGCCCGCGGTCTCGATATATAAACCTATGGCAATGTTCGGCGTGCCATCCTTCGCGTCGGTTCCAACATTATCGTCCGTGTCGCTGGGCGTGACACTAACCATGGTCCGCGCCAAGCCCGAAACAAGCGGGGTTACATCACGGCGATTGCCGAAAGGATTGCTCATTTTAGCCTACCCTATACCAAGTGGAGGTTGCCGCATCATAGCACAGCGTAAAGAAATCGTTTGCCGTCATGCTGGCAGGCTCGCCGGTGACGGCTGTCGCGCCATTGCCCGCCACGGTTAGCGCGTTGATGTCCTGCGTGCAATTCACCCTGACGTGCTGCTTATCATAGCTGTTGCCGGGCGCGGGCAGCGTGATTGTCAGGTCCGCAATCGTCCCCGTTGGCGTCACAATCAGCCAGATATCGGTCGTTTGCGCAGTAACGGTTATCGTTGCCGGGCTGGCGGATGGCGCAGAATATTGCGTAGTGAATGAAACATTCTTGCCCTCCACCGTCTCTAGGTATGTGTTGAGCGCGCCAACGCTGGCGACATACCAATCAGCGGAATTAGGCCGCCAGAACACGAATTGATCGCCAGCAGCAATCGTGGCGGCGGTTGAATACGGATTACGGCTCACCGCGAAAACTCCCCTAAATCGCCCGGCAGATCAGCCGACAAGGCGTCATCATAGTTCGGGTCTAGGAATGGATCGTTAGGCCATCGCGTGCGCCTGTTGCCCTGCCCCGCGGGCGCGGCGTCCGGGTCGCGCTTGACTGTCGGCAAATCAGAAAACAGCGCCAGGGCGTTCATGGCCCGGCGATGCGCGGCAATGGTCTGCGGCGGCAATACTTTGCCAATCGTAGGCGCAAGGCGCACCGCCAGCGACAGATAAACCGCCTCATTGGCTCCATCCGGGATACCGCTGTCGTCGTCTGGATCGCCGCCATTGTATTCCGATGCCGAATTGTAGCTCAGCCGATAGCCGTTCTGGTAAAGCGTCGCCATGACTGCATTGAGCCGGTTTAGGCCAACAGCCACCTGCTCCGCTGTCAGGTCAAAGCCCAATACAGACGAAATGCCTAACTCTTCATAAGCCATTTCGATCAGCGCGCGCTTAGTCCACATCGGTCTTTACCTTTCGCGGCCTGCCGCGGCGTTTGGGCTGTTCCGGCTCCGGTTCGGCTTCGATCTGGCTCCGATCTGGCTCCGGTAGATCGATCACGGCGGGCTCCGGTTCCGGCTTGTGTGCATCAAGCGCCGCTTGCGGCGTGCGGTGCCAGCCGTTCGCCAAAAAGCCGGAAACCTCGCCCTCGGTCACAATTACAAGCGAAAAATTACCGCCATGCTGCGGCAAGTGCTCGTCGCCTGGGCGTTTATAAAGCATGACGGTCATTGCAAATCTCCAAAGCGCCTCCCCGCCGAAGCAGGGAGGCAATCAAGTTACCGCTCTTGAGCGGCAAACACGTAATCGACGTTCAGCGTTTTTGCTGCCGCCGCGCCGTTCTGGATGCCGAAGCTCACGGTAAGCTCCTCATCGTCCGGCATATTCGTGGTCGCCACCATGCCGCCGCGTACCCGGTCAACATAATAGCTGATCGTGCTCGCGCCGTCATAGTAGAAGCCAAGTGTCACGTCCGTGGCGTTTGCCATGGTCGCAACATCGCTTGCCGTGGTGGAAGTGCTGTTTTTTGTCACCATAAAATCGACGGTTGCTGCACCGTCTGACTTCAGGAAGTACACGCCGTCCGTCACCGCAAGCGGCGTGGTATCGGTGATCTGCAATCCGGCCACGATGTCAGTCTCAGTCGCGTCATTGGTCTGGAAGCGGATTTCAAACCAAAGGCGCTTGCCAGACTGAAACTTGAAGCCTTCCTTGACCAGCTGGAAAAAATCGTGGTCATTGTCGGCATCGTCGTTCGTGATCAGCAGCCGCCCGCCAACGCCATCCGCCAGCGCTTCCGTTGCGGAGCCGGAGCCCGCTTCGGTCGTGGTGATAGTCCAGTCGCCCGCAGCGTAAGTGTTGAAGTCGTCAAAGAACTGGTGGACGTCCGAAACATCGGGCGGCACCCAATAGACCGCGGACGGGTCAGCGGCGACTTCGTAAAACACCTCGGACGAGGTGGCGTCGATGCGGATAGTCTTGTTCGCGGTGAACGAAAACACCCGCTCTTCGCCATCGACCTGCGCAAGCTCCACAAAAGAACTCGGCACATTGATGCCGGGGCCGGTAGACTGATAGACGGTTGCAACGCCGCCGTTGGTGCGTACCGCCAGCTTTTGGCTGGAAGTGACTTCAAACTCTTTGGACCCATAAGGCCCAATAACAAGCTGTGCCATGATGGCAACTCCTTTCAGTGCGAGCCGTTAGGTCTGGCTGAACATCTCAATGCCGGACATTTCCGGCTGCTTATTCACCGTGCCCCAGAAGGCGTCAACACGGTAGAAGTTCTTGAGCGTGAAGCCGTCAACCCACTTGGTCATCAGCACGCCGATGCCGTTCTCAAGCGTTGCGCGCATGGTGGCCACACCCGCGCTGGTTTCCACCTCATACCGCCCCGGCAGCAGTTCCAGCGCGTCAGAGTGGAAGAACGGATTCATGTAACCGGCAACGGTGTTCAGGAACGTAATGGCCGCTCCATCGGCAGGAGCCGCTGTCACGTTCTGATACTGGATTTCGGCACGCGAGCCGCCGGTTGCCGAAACAATCGCCGGAGAAATGCGCACCGTGCCAGTGCCGCCAGCGCCACTCACAATCTCGGTGATGCGGAACGTCTTGGGCTGTCCCGTATCTTCCTTGGTGATGTGGTGCACTTCATTGACGCCCGCGATAGTGAACGCATCGCCCACTTTTACAGTGTTGCCGCCAACGGTGATAGCGAGGTCCATGGTGCGGTTATCGACGTTCGAGACTTCACCAGTGACCGCCGTCTGGGTGGCCTTCGGCACCCAATACTGATTAGCGCCGTTGACAGTGACGCTGGTCGCGGTCGCAGCGGTGAGACGCAAAGCGGTGTCGCTCTTAAACGTCTCGATGCTGGCAACCTCGCCAACATATGCCCGGCGGAACGCCTCGCTGGTAATGCCAGCGGTCAGGTTGTCCCGCGTCGCGAGGTTGCTGGCCATGGAGTTGTAATCGGCAGACGAATAGAACGCCGAAACCTCACCATTTAGCGGCACGCCCATGCGATTGCAAGCCGTATCAATGGCCGCCACGTCATCAAAGCCGCTCGCAGCACCGGAGCGCTTAATGAAGATCGTGCCCTGATAGCAAGCCGTGGTCATGATGCGCGTGTTGATGTCGCTTGCCAGCCGCTGACGGGCGGCAACGCCCAAGCGGTTATTCTGGAGCGCGTCGCGCAACTCAGTGGCGCTCATGGTCCAGGGCGTAGACTTGCTATAGCCCAGCGTTGCCGGAACAGAAAGCTGCACCACGTCATCGAAGTTGCCGGTCTGATCCAGGCCGTCATACGAATTC